CTAAGGGTAACGAAAATGTTCTATTTAAAAATTTGAACGAAGATCGACCAGGTAAGAAACCATATTATGTGATTAATGCTAAAGATAGCGAAGCAGCTAGATCATTGAAGAATGATTACTATACCATACTTAATGCTTGGGCAGAGGGTAAACCCTACCTGAGTGTTATTAAAGACAATCCAAAAGCCGAATTACTACCAAAAGCAAAGGTTGCGGTTGGTAAAGTTCGTATGTTTAATGAGTTGAATGTTGCTGATAATATGGCTTACAAAGCTATATTTGGCACTTTACTCAATCAAATGTTCGAGCTTCACGAAACTGAAATTTACTGCGTCGGCATGAATCCATATTTGGATGCTACATCACACATGCTGCAATTCGATGCTATGGACGGAGAGTTCATTGATACAGATTGCAAAACACTGGATAAGACGATACCTAGGAAATTGATTTCCGACTTCGTTGAAGTGCATTTTAGAGACTCTCGTAGCGAAGATTTTAAGATGGCTGTAACTGACACGCTGTGTTACCGGATACACGTGATGAACGGAAACGTTTATCTAGTAGATTCAGGTAATGACAGCGGCCAGTTTATAACCACTATTCTTAATTGCTTCGTCATTAATAAAACAACTTGGTATACGATAGTACGAAAGTACTTTGAGAAATACGGTCGTTTTCCAAGTTTACGAGAAGTTCTTGCTATATGCATACTCAAGGCTTTGGGAGATGATGCACTTAGGAAAATTTTGGCAGGGTATGGTATAACGATCGACGATCTTACAAAAGATGCCGCTCTTTATAACATTATTCTGACACCTCCTAAGAATGCAGCTGATGAAAGCATTGATGCTATTAGTTTTCTGCTCTAGAACATATGAGAAATTGTCACCAAATATCTATGTTCCAAAATTGAAAAAAGAATCAGTGACAAACTGTTTATTCTATTTCCGATCATTAGATAAAAGGATAGTTCAACAAAACTGCTTTATTGCAGCACTTGAAGCCTCCTTCCATGATCGAGATTTTTTCAACAAAGTAATTGGCGCTATTAATTCAATTGCGAAAGAAATGGGACTTGACTGCCCAGATTATTTCACATATGATCAATATCGTTCACACTTTGAAGAGTATGTGAGGGGTGCTAAGAATTCCCCAGTGGGAACTCTAGCCTTATTCGATAATAAAACTGAAGAGATTTCGAACTCCTTGTTTAAAGAAGCTAATCAAACTTACATCAATTTTACAAATCATTACGTTGAACAAATGGCCGATATGTATATCAATGAATATATCCAGAAACATGAACTCAACACACCAGACTATGTATATTCTCGTGATGGAGATGCCCACACTCCAACTTGGTCGTGTAGTGCAACTCTTAAAGCAGCCGATGGTAACCGATATTCCACCAAAGGAACAGCTACTACAAAAACTGAAGCAAAGCGTGGAGCTTGTGAGCGCCTTAGATCAATTATTAGCGAAACAACCACAGCTAATTCTTTGCCACGGAGGGAAACAAATCCATTTAGATCGCATGGGTCTTTCTCGACATCAGTTGAGGATGGCCTTGCTACCGTTAATGTTTCACTTAAGTTTAAGTCAGACGAATTACGGGAGCTGGAAAAAGTCCTCAAGCTGGTCAAAGATCTCGATCTCTGTAGGGCCAACATGGATAGCTCGACTCCGGTTGAACCTTCCCAAGCCGCCGGTGCAATGAGAATTCAACAAATGGCTGAATTACCATCTCAGCCAAATCCCCAACCAACTGGTGTAGTGCCAGCAATGACATCACCCGGTGAAGATACTATGGCAGCACTTGAAGGTGTTCAACGCCAAACACTGAACACCGTGGGAGCGCCCAACATGCTTAGCGTTGGTGCAATTGGTTTTGATATAAAATCTTTGATTTATGAGCAATTCTTGGATGCTGATACTCAGTATGAGCTTACAAGTGATGCACCAGCCGGATCTGTTTTACTACAGATTCCATATGGTTTAAATCACCCCTATATCAATCAATACATCAAGCAATACACAACTTTGCACGAACGATATACTGGAGCAATTCAATACCGCTTCACACTTGTTGGAAATCCACTTTTCTCTGGTGCTATAGGAATTGCGTGGTATCCACGCGCAATTACAACATCAACTGTATCTATTTCTGAGATGCAGAAGTATTCCTACAGCGCTAAGGGATTGACATTACCATGGAATGTGGTACATACATTGCATGATGCACGTAGAGAGTTTTTCTACCGCTTAACAAGCGAGACCCCAGAAGAAATGCTTAACAGACCCCATCTGGTCATTTTCACTCTCATAACGTTGCAGAATCCTTTGAAAGAAGGAGCAATGGCACGTCTCCGTGTTGCCTCTAAGCTTTCAAATGCTATAGAACCAAATCCATTCATGTTGGCAAATCCCAACATACCACCAGATTCACCAAGTGTATCGAACACATTCAACTCGCCAGCGTTTAATGGAGCTTCGTTTCGATTCGATGACACTTTCTTAAGTGTTATGAATCAGCGAATGTACATTTACACTGATGGCTTGATAGCTGGAACTGAATCATACGATGAAGGTCAATATTACCCTAATTGGGAATTGACCAACTACCGTTCACAAGGTAGAGCTCGTACATTGAAATATGGATTTAATCAGAGCGGCATATCTAACACATGGGCTAGTGATCCATTACCACGTTCTGCGTGGGTAGGTTACTTACCCGAGTATATTAGCTTTTTACCATCAGACTTTCTTCAAGGAATCCAAAGTATTTATGCTTTTGGAACTTTGCCTGATATTTATCTAGCAAAGCTTTTGAACAGTCTACCTATAGCTAGTTATATGCAAGGCTCCACAAACATTTCAATGCCTAGTTCCGTGTTCAACCAATGCAAGGTGTATGCCAACTTGGATCAAACCAAGCTTGGCTCACTGAAGGTATTGTCAGCAACATACACAGCCACTCCATTTGAAGTTTGGTCGGTTAATCCAACTTCAATTCCTGATGCAGCCTATGAAAATTACTACGTTCTTGATCAAATCAAGTTTGTAACGGACCAAGGTACAGTAACGCTATATTCTACCATTTTAGTGTCAAATGATCCCTTGAGGCCTTACCATGTAGGTCCACGATCATTAACACCTGATTCGTTCCCAACTGATCCTTTCTTGAATGTGGAATTACAAACAGCATTCTTGGCACCAACAGCAGTTGTTTTACCATCTGGCTACAACTTGCTACGCATCACAGAGATGCCACCATCTGCAATTTCGATTGTAGATTATATTAACCCAACCGCGACTGACAACAGTGTCGTGCAAAGATATTTCCAGAATTTGGCAAAGGACTTACCACTTACTAAAGTCTTGCAGTTTACTCTGCTTGATACAATATCTGTTCGCAATATTGCAATTGTGCGATATTTACAAGAATATGGAATATTCGTTGTAAGCACAGAATCTGTCAATAGTACTAAGGTTATGCCTTATAGTACCTCACAGATAGCTATTGCTAACCTCGGCATTGTCGAGAGAACTAATGAATTCGTTAATACTAATGTGTTCACATGGTTTTCTCGCACAAGCTCAGACTTTGTTAGAAATAATAAAGTTTTTGCTTCACCGATCGACGTCACCAACCCGGTATCATATTTCACCGTTATACCGGAAGAACCCGTACGCGCTAACGCCCAAATGCTTTTAGGCATGGGAGGCGGTATGCTGCAGGGACTTGGTCAAGGTATACAAAATGCCCAGAACCAAAAATATGAATTGCTAAAACAATCTAAGCAATTCGAGCATGATGAATCCATGCAAGGAAACATGTTTGGCTTTAATAAAGAAATGCAAGCAAACCAATTCGACTTCACCAAAATGATGGGCGAAACTAATTTTGGTTATGACCAAGGTCTAACACGTTTGCGTGCAGGTGAAGAAAGAACAACTAACCGCGAAAATGCAAATAATCAATTGCTAAATCGTGGTATGTCTTCACGCCTTATGTCCCTTCCTGGATCTACATTATCCAGCTCAACATTCTAATTACTATGACTTTAATAATTATACCATTCTATATGCAACTTGTGTGCTTGTAGGCGCCTTCTCTTCTGGAAGTGTGGTCTATGATCAAGCGCTATGTATATAGACGTGAAAG